AACAGATATCTTGCAGTTCAAATATATCTAAATGATGATTTTGAAGGAGGAGAAACAGAATTTTTATATTTCAATCAAAGAGTTAAACCAAAGCAAGGTAACATAACTATATTCCCCTGTGCATTTACACATACACATAGAGGTAATCCACCTATAGGAGGAACAAAATATCTTGCTACAACTTGGGGATTAATTCAAGATAATGGCAACAAGTATTAACGACTTTTAGATCCAAAGAAACTTGTAATAGCATATCTACCATAGCCATCATAATATTCTGAATCATTTATCTTGACTTTACTTACACCATGCTCTACCCAACCAGGAAATATAATCATTGAATTATCATCACAAGGATAATAATAATCATACTTAGGAAATAAAAGTTCTCCTCCAGAGAATTTCTTTGGTTGTTTATGAAAATAAGAGAATGCTAAAAATTGAAATGACTTATCTGTATGTGGATCGTAATACTCATCATTATGATAGTATCTTACTTTAGTAATATCATTATTAGATTGATTGGCAATACAACAGCAATCATGTATCTCTGCAAATAAATCAAGAGTCTCACTTGTAAATAATTTTCTATTAACAGTTAGTATATTAGATAACTTTCTATTCTTCTTATAAATCTCATCCAATATGATAGCATGTGAGTTGGTCTTATCTACTACTCCACCAAATCCCTTTGCATCTAAAAATTTACCTGGTTTAGTATAGAACTTAAGTTCTTCCCAGATCAATTCCAACTCTTCTGGATTATAAAAATTTTTAATTATTAAGTGGGGGAATGGTTGTTCAAACGCAACCCCTTCAATAGTTTCCATTATTTTTCTATATTAGATTCCAATTCTTTTATAGTACTATCTAATTTCTTAAAGAACGCATCCATAGAATCAACTTCATCATCAACACCAAACATCTTAGCAGCATCCATTAGTCTATTCTTCATTTCTATTGCATCCTTATCATTTGATAATGATATACGGAAGAAGAAAATTTTCTGCTTCTCCAAGAACGTCTTCAATTTTTGAATGTGTTCTTTCTTTTGTTCTCCCTTCATCATAGGAAGGTAAGGAGTCTCCATCGTAAGTTCTGTCTGGAGATTTGTTAATTCCGCAATGGTCTCTCTAACAACATCAGACTGAAAAAAGCCACTCATTAATGATACCTCTCTTTTACTCGTTGAACTAAGTAGTTTTTATACTCAGATACATCAATATTTAGAAATGGATTATACTTCTTTACTTTTAAACTGACGGTTTCCCATACAGGATCTAAAAGTTTCTTATCATAATCCTTGACGTATGAGAATATTTTATCATAGATTACCAATTCTTCAATGGAGAGTTTACCACCCAAGTATTCTTTCAGTATAGGTGGGTGTCCTTTCTTACAATCGAAGAACTCATCATAGTCATAACTATCCATCATATCTTCTGAGTTACTTTTAAAAGTCTCAAAGAGATTCTCTTTCTGTTCTATCCATTCTTTATATACTTTCTCTCCACCATCAATGATAGGGCCTATCCAGACATCATTAGAGTCAGATGCCTGACTAAAATTTGCAAGGAAGAACTTTTTAATTTCATCGTCACTCTTCTTACGTGACATTCTCTCAAAGAAGTAACGATCCTTTCTCTTATTAAATGCACCTTCCGATGCTCTTGATCTTCCACCATACTTGAAGTAATCATACTTCTCTTTGGTGAAATGATTCTTGAATGCTAAGTAACTTTGATAGACCTCAAGAGGTTTCATATAGGAAGTTTAGCACGAGATGTTCTCTTCATAAAGTTGAGCTGTTGTGCATCATACTTTAGTTTTTCCTTCAATGGTTTAGACATTAACTTGGAGACTGCTTCAATCTCTATCTTATTCTCTTCACAGTATGCTAGTATAGCATCGATGTGATTGAAGTTATTAGATTTAACTATCTTTTCAATTTCTTCTGCAAACTTAGTTGGGCAGAGGAATTTCTTTTTCATTAAATCGTCAACGTTAGTCTCCTTCATAATTTCCTGTTTTATAGTTGACAAACTTTCCAATGTATTTGGTAAGAAGTTTAATATAGTAGTCCTTGTTACGTTTTTCATAGACAACGCATTCTCCATTTTCAGTTACCATAATTGTAATCAGTTTTTTGACTGGGATACCAGTCATTTCAAAATACATGCAAGCATATGCAGTCTCCTGCACAAAATAATTTTCAATCCATTTTTCAGGTTTGACTTTGGTTGAAGTCTTGAAGTCAATGACTGCAAGTTCTCCATCAAATTCTGCTATACAATCTACTCGACCCGCAAGACCAAGGTAATCGCTATATAGTGACTTCTCTAAAGCGTGTATGTTATCTATGCGGTCAAGGTTCTTTTTAGATGAAAGAAAAAGAAACTTTGTGGATGGAAGCATATCGAGGCCATCGATAGTTCCATTCTTAATATAATATTCTACCACATCATGGTACTTTGTGCCACGAAAGGTAGACTCTCTAGTAATCCTGTTTGCTTCTTCTTCCCCAACCCTCTTTCTCCATTTAACGAAGACATCACGGTTGTAGAAACTAGTCACCGAAGTAATTGATGGATACATCTTACCAGATGGAACCTTATAGAATCGGGTTCCATCTATGGTTTGTGCTTCAAGATCAACTTCTTCTTTTAAATAATCTAGATGGGTAAACATTACATACCAAGAGCAATTTTAGTTAAGAGGTACTTACGGACAAGTCCTGATCGAACGATATCATCAATATCAAATTCGATGGATTCAAAATCATCAACCATTGCTAGTATGATTTTTTTGAAATCTAGAATTCCATTCCTCTCATTGGTTTTAACAAGATCAGTCTGAGCTGCGTCACCACAGAAGATGATCTTGGTGTTTTCACCAACTCTTGTTATTATACTATCTAATTCATGAAAATTCAAGTTTTGCATTTCATCTACAAGAATAATAGCATTATCCATTGTAGTACCTCTGATGAATGAGGTAGACCAGAACCCAATAGTTTCTTGACCTTTCAATGCACTGTAGAGCATTTCAAACTCAGTGTCATCAGACATCTCGAACATGTATTTGACCATGTTCTTATAAGGAATTTGATATAAGAATGACTTGTCCTCATGATCTCCTGGTAGGAAACCAATCTCTCTAGTAGAAACTAAAGAGCGAACAATATATACTTTCTCATAAGGTGTCATTTGATTTAAGACATCCTTAAGAGCAAGATACAATGCTATAAAGGTCTTGCCAGTTCCAGCAGCACCATAAGAAAAGATATTCTTACCCTTCTTATATGATTCAAAAAACTTTTCCTGATTCTTAGTCAACGGTTTAATGTCAACCATTATATCAGCGTTGATTGGTTTCTTCCTCTTTAATTGTTTGGAGCTCATGCTACCAATCCCAGAAGAATTGCCATTCCCGTTCCTTTTTTTAGCTGGCATAATTAATAACTATAGTCACGATTTTTTCTGACATTAGATCCAGGTTGTCTGGATGCTCTGTCTAAAATTTCGTTCCAACCTGCTGAATTTGCTTCGCCTTTAGTGGTCATATCCCCAATCTCACCAACGCCAGCACAACCAGCAGACCAGTCCTTATCCCAATCGGGATTGTCCTTTCTCCACTGATCATATTCTTTCATTGTCATGGAGAGTTCTTTCTTCTCTCCAGTCTCCCTATGTTTGATTGGATATGTTGGCATAGTTGTTTAAGTTTTGTAAAATTATTTAGACCCATTCAAGGGCTTCTGAGACTGCAGGGAACTGTTCGGTAAACACTTTCCTACATGCTTCTGCAATTTCCATGTGCTCTTTCTGAGTACCATGTGCTGAACGTAGATTTATGTAATGAATCCAAGAACGACATGAACCAGTCATATAGATTCTGGTAGGAGTACAGAGTGGTAGTACCATTCTAGCACACTCTTTAGCAACACCATCCTCTAGCATCTGATTATACAATGCAGTTGCAGAACTAAACAAAGTATTCATCTGCTTATTCAATGTCTCTACCATCTTAGGATCTAAGTCATCAGTAGAATTCTGACGATTCTTTGTATCCTGCCTTCTCAATTCTGGTAATTCAATAGTACCTAATGCGGTACTAGCAGCATACCTCTGAGAGAACTCTTGGAAGGTAAAAGATCTATGACGTAATATCTGTGCAGCAATAGCACGAGTAGTCTCAATCTCTAATGACATAGAGGATTGTTCAAACACAGACCAATGGTTATGTTTAATACAATACTTCAATA